ATAATAGCAAATAGTATGAACTTAAAACATAAAGAATGAGTGAAATAGAAGAAGCAAGAAAGTTTGCTAAAGATTTTGTAAACAAACATCCTATAGTAGCTGAGGAGGTGCACGATTATTTAGATTTAATGTTAGAAAACATTGAAGAAGGAGATTCTCCTCAAAATGAGCTAGACTTATTTATAGGTGCTTGTGAAGATTTATTAAAAGATTAGTATGGACGTATTAGTTAATATTGTAGAGCTAGCTAGTGAGTTAGCTCACAATAGAACTTTGTATGAATCTGGAGATATATGTAACAATGAAGATGAGATGTACGTAAAAGATAATCCCGATTGTTTAATATACAAGGATGAGATTCAAGAAAGATTTAACAATTGGTACGATGAATATTTTACAATTATCTCTGACCTTGCTATGTAGTATTAATAAGTAAAAATAAAATAATGGCAAAAGTTAAGTATTGGGACAGATTAAAAGAAGAAATTGAACGTGGCGAAAGAGGCTTAAACACAGGTATTCCCTTTGAAGGCTTTACTACTTTAAGCGATCATATTCAAAACATTCAACAAAGAAGGTACGACCTTATATTTGCTCCAACATCAATAGGTAAATCTGCTTTTTTAGATTCTACTTATGTTTACGGTGCTATAAGTTTCTTACAAAAGAATCCTGGGTACATTCACGATTTAGAGATAATTTACTATTCACTAGAGATTCCACCAGAAGACCAAATTGCTAAACATATTGTTAGTTTGCTATGGAAAGAACACGGTATTCTTAGTGATACTAATGAGATTAAATCAAAGGGTAATAAACAAATTAGACCTATCGTTAAACAGTTGTTACTAAGCTATGAGCAAAGGATGAATGAGATACAAGAAAAGTATATTAGATTTAAAACAGCTCTTAGTCCTAAGTCATTGTTTAGAGATTTGGTAACCTATGCTGAAAAAAGAGGTACTTTCTTTAGAGATGATGAAGGTAATATTCTAAGTTATACTCCTAACAATCCAGGTTTAATAACTTTAATAATCATTGACCATATCGGCCACATCAATTATAAAGATTTTACTAGTAAGAAAGAGGCTATAGATATGGCTTCTAAACATTTAGTATTCTTTAGAAATATGTGCAACTTTAGTCCAATAGTAGTATCGCAGATTAATAGGGATAAAAACCAAAAGCATAGACAAGTAGAAGAGGGTTGGATGCCTGAGTTACAGGACATTAAGGACACTGGTAACCTAGCAGAAGATGCTAATACAGTAATGGGTATAGAAAGTCCTTTTTATGTTGGTGTCGACAATTGTCTGGGTTACGATATAACTAAGTTTAAAGACCGTTATAGATTAGTAAAAATCTTAAAAAATCGTGATGGTAAAAGGAATCTACTAGTAAGTTTCTTATTTGTAGGCGAGTACGGTGGTTATTATCAATTGCCTCCTATAAGTGAGTTAAAAGGGAAACCTGAAGAACTTGTAAAAATTGATGAATATTATAAAAAACAATTAAATAATAAGTAATATGCCAATAGTAAAAGAAGTAAAAGGTGACTTAATTGAAATGTTTAAAAACAGAGAGTTTGCCTTAATAGCTCACGGAGCCAATTGTTTAAATACGATGGGAGCTGGTATAGCATTACAACTTGCTGAAAACTTTCCTGAAGTACCACAAACAGATAAAGAATTTCCTTTACCTCCTTTGTATAGATTAGGAGATTACTCTGTAGCACAGACTGAATATGGAACTGTATTAAATTTTTACACACAGTTAAAACCAGGTAGTAATTTTGAATACAGTGCCTTAAAAGCTTGTTTGAGAAAGTTGTCTATAGAAGCTCTCAAATCAGATAGTTATATAGAACTAGCAGTGCCTCAAATAGGTGCAGGAATAGGTGCAGGTGATTGGGCTATCATTAAACAGTTGTTTGAGATGCAAGAACATTTATTAATAACAGTTGTGCATTATGATAAAGGAGAAGCTTGATTGGGTAAAAGATAAATTAACCCATCATCCTGAGTTAAGAGATAGTAATGAACGTTTGTATTACCACTATTTATTAGCTATAGGGTTTGATGTTAATATGTCTTTTAAAGATGCTTTAAAAGCAATGGAAAGCAGAACAATACCTTATTTAGATTCAATAGGTAGAGCTAGCAGAAAAGTGCAAGAGATGCATCCGCATTTACAAGGAGAAGATTATAAGAAAAGAAAGAAAAAAGAAGAAGAAGTAAAAGAAGAAATTAAAAGTATATAGTATTATTGCTCTAGTAAAAATAAGCCAAACAATACGGAAATTGACGTAAATTTTAAGCAAATTTAATGGCTAAATATTTTCTAATTAGAGCAAATATTCTTATATTTATAACTAATAACAATCAAATAATTTAGTAAAAATGGCACAATTAGTATTCCTGGTTGGTAAATCAGGTATGGGTAAATCTACCTCGTTAAGGAACTTAAATCCTGAAGAAACAGTTATCATTAACACAGACCAAAAGGCTTTACCTTTTAAGCAGTTTAACTTAAAATACAATGAAGAAAAACGTAACTATCGTAAGACTTCAGACGTAAGTATAGTTATTGCTACATTGCAAAAAGCTAACAATCTACCTAACGTTAAAACTATTGTAATAGACACTTGGTCACGCATAATGACTGATGCTATTATGAATCCTAGTTTTAGAGCAGAGAAAGGTTTTGACAAATGGTCTAAAATGGCTTCAGCTCAGTACGATCTAATTAATTTTATTAATGATAGTATGAGAGATGATGTTATTGTGTATCTATTTGCTCATCCTGAAACTCATCACGACGAATTAGGATTTGGTTCAGAGCGTATTGCTGTACAGGGTTAGTAATTTTGCTCTGTTTAAATCCCTTTAATTGCTGGAATATCCTAAAGCTTAATAAACTACAACGTGACTTTAAAAAGTGAGCGTGAATGTTAAAAATTATTAAGATGTCGAATGGACAATCAGCAGCCAAGCCTTTTTAAAATGAGGAAGGTTCACAGACTATCTCGAAAGAGAGTACTTTAAAATAGAAATATTTTTTGGGAAACGGGGGACATTTACAAATTTTTTTAGTATTTTTGAGTATGAATAAAATATTAGAAAGATTTAATAATAACCAAATAGATTTATTATACTCTATTGGAGTATATAAAATTTATTTTATTGGAAGTAAAAAGTTTTATATAGGTTCTACAATATCAACAGAATCAAAAAAATCTAGTAGTAAAGGTTTTTATAATAGATTTAGAAGACATTTACAAATGTTAAAAAGCAATAAACATTGTAATAAACATTTGCAAAGTGCTTTTAATAAATACACTGTTGATAATATTAAATTTGAAATTTTATTTGTATCTACAGATAAAAATCAAATATTAAAAAAAGAACAAGATTTAATTACTTCTTTAAATTGTACGGACAGAAACATAGGCTATAATATACAACCTTTAGTAAATAAGGTACAATTATTAGATATAGCACATAATGAAAAAAAAGTTTGTCAATACGATTTAGAAGGTAATTTAATTAAAATTTGGGATAGTACTAGAAAAGCAGCTGCTTTTTATAATGTATTACCTGCTTCTATATGGAATGTTTTAAATGGTAGATGTGATTTATGTAAAAATAGTATGTGGAAATATTATAGTTCAGACAAAATTAAAATAGAGCCTTATAAAAAATTACATAAAACAAGAAAAAAAGTCAAACAGTATGATTTAAAAAATAATTTTATTAAAGAATGGGAATCTTTAAAAGATGTAGCCTATTTTTTTAATAAAAATTATAATAGTGGAACTTTTAGCAATGCCATAAAAACTACAGGTAAATATAAAGGATTTATTTGGAAATTATCGTAAATGAAGATATAGTCGGGTTCATAATGAAAGTTATGATGTAAACGAAAATGTTAGAGAAATTTGTACCAGAGTCTTTTAGTACTATTGTGTTATACGCAGAAATTACTAAGATTCCAGGTAAAGAGAACAAGCACGTATTTAGAACTGTATCATCAGGTAGTGATACTTGTAAAACTCCTTTAGAAATGTTTGAAACTAATACTGTTGAAAACGACTTAGTAGTAGTAAATCAAGCAATTAGAGAGTATTACGGAATTTAAAAACAATTAATTAATTAATAAAAACAAATCAAAAATGGAAGATTTAATGTGGGGAGAGCTCCCAAAACAAAGAGTAAGAAAAGAAGAAAGATTCTTAACTCCAGTATTAACAATGTGTGCAGTAGAGAAAGTAGGCGGTGGTCGTAAGTTTGTATTTAACAAAGCAGCTCAAACAGCTTTAGAAATCGTAGGAGAAGAAAGAATCTCTTTTGGTTTTGATAAAGCTAACAATGTTATTGCTGTTCGTAAGTCAACAACAGATAAAAGTCTACAATTGACTAAAACTTGTACTGTAAGCAACAAAGAATGGTTTGAGTTTATTGCTAAACATTTTGGTTTAAATATCGAAGCAGAAAACAACTTTGACTTAGTAGCTACTAATAACTATTTTACTCTTTCTTTACGAGTATTAGATAATAATGCTAATAATGTAGTAGAAGAAGTAGAAACAGTTGAAGACAACGAAGTAATTGAATTTCATACTACAGATTTAGGAGAAGTAAGTGACGAAGAAGTATTAGAAGAACAAATTGATTCTTATAGTAATGATTTCGTAGAAGATTCTATAGTTGATGAAGAAACTGTTGATACAGAAGAACAAGAAGAGTGGTAAAATTAACTTTCACAGAGTATCATTAGTGGTACTCTGTGGATTAAAACAATTAATAATTAAAAAATCAAATAATCAAATAAATAAATAAATAAGTATGTATAATTTAAATGACAATGCGTTTGACGCAAAAGAAGTGAGTGCTATTTTTAATGATGGAAAAGCAGGATTAGTAGAAAATGTAACTATTAATATCTCTAAAAAGAAAGCAGAAGATAAAGAAAATGCTCCTGACTACAAATTAACTTTTAAAGATGCTAATGGAGCAGAGGTTTCTAGTTCTTATTGGTATGTTAAAGAAGCTACTGCTTATGCTACTGTTGAAGAGTTAGTAAAGAAACAAGGTACAGCAATGAAGCATGTTATCCACGCTATCTATGGTAAAGGATTTCAAATTCCTGTAAATGCTACTACACCTGAGCAGTTGTTAGACCAATCAATGAAAGTAATTCGTGATGGTATTACAGCAAATCCAGCTACTACTTACAGAGTATTTGCTACTTACGGTACTTTGACTAGTACTAAAGAGTATATTCAACCACGTTCTTGGGTTCCTTTTATCGAGAATATGGAAGTACCAGTTGAAGAAACAGTGTTGAAAGTATCTCCTAAAGTAGATGCTATTGAGCGTCCTGTAAAAGACAATGTAAAAGCTGAACCAACAGCTTTAGCAAAAGCTAACTCTATTCTTGAAGGAGACGAGTGGTAAGAAAATAAATAATAAGAAACCGCAGAGTATTAACTTTGCGGTTTTTTATTTTTAACTATATTTCAATAGTATAGTTAGTAAGAGTAAATAATTTTAGGTCTTAGCTTATGGAAAAATTAGATTTAAACTCTATAATGTTTAATGAGTTGATTAGTAGAGATGATATATTAGATTATACATCTCAAGAACAAATCTATAGTCATTATTTAGGAGAGAAAGTAGATTCTTTAGGAGTTTTTCATAGTCCTTTAAGAGAAGATAATATTCCTTCTTTTGCTTTATACTTTCATAGAGTCGAGAGAAGTGTGCTAATGTTTAAAGACTTTGCAACAGGTGATAGCGGTGATTTTGTAGTATTAGTGATGAAGATGTTTAATCTAGGTTATTATGAAGCATTGTGGAAAATAGCTTACGATATGAACATTACTAATCTAAATGTACAAGCTACCAAAACTGCTGCAAGTTATACTAAAATAGTACAGAAAGAACGTGTAGATTTAGGAGTTAAGTTACGTCCGTGGGAAATAAGAGATAAGATATATTGGTCTAGTTTTGGCATAAAGAAAAGTACCTTAAAGAAGTTTAATGTGCATCCTATATGCTATGTGTTTTACAACAATACTGCTGTAAAGACTCATAATTACGCTTATGTATATGTAGAGGAAAAGGACGGTACTACTAGTTATAAAATCTACCAACCTTACGAAGTAAAGAATAAAAAATGGATTAATAATGCTAATTACACTGTGCATCAAGGTTATACTCAGCTTCCTATAGTAGGAGATTTACTGATAATAACCAAGTCCCTAAAAGATGTAATGGCTTTACACGATGCTGTAGGAATACCAGCAGTAGGCCTACAATCAGAGAGTGTAATGATGAAGGATTCCGTAATGGATGAGTATAAATCTAGATTTAAAAAAGTAATTTGTCTGTTTGACAATGACGAAGCAGGTAAAAAACTTTCTTTAGGTTTTACACAAAGGTATGGGGTTCCTCATTTTTTTGTACCTGAACTACCTAAAGTCACAGATTTTAGTGACTTAGTAAAAGCAAAAGGACAAGAACAAGCTGTTCAAATTTTAAACCAATTAATTAATGAAATATGAAATTAGAAACAAAGAAACAAATTGATTTTAGTGCAAATGCTTCTTTTGATGGTTATGATGCTACTATTAGCAAAAATGATATGCATAAACTTTGGGACATGCTTCAAAACCCTTACAAGAATCCTATTGGTGCTGTTGTAAGAGAGTATGTTAGTAATAGTTTTGATAGCCACGCAGAGGCTAAATTTATTAAAGAGCATTCGATAGAAGAAATTAAAAATGAATATTCTATCTATCAAACTGCTCCAATCGAAGAGCTTGAAGCTCTAAAACAATCAGTAGAAATATTTAATGATGATGCTGTTATTGTTACTATTGAGAGAGATGATACAGGTTGGTATTGGGCAACTGAAGATTTCGGTGTAGGTCTATCTCCTAGCAGAATTAAAGATGTATTTGTTAATTACTTGAAATCTACTAAAGAATCAAGTAATACGATGATAGGTGCGTTCGGTATGGGTTCTAAGAGTGGTTTGAGTTATGCTGATATAGTTTTTATTCGCACTAGATATAACAGTATAGAATACAGCTATATGTTAAGAAAAGGTGAGAATGGGCCTAGATTAGATATTATTGGTGAAGCTCCAACAACAGAAAGAAACGGTACGGAGATTAAGGTATATATAGAGATAGAAGATATAGAAAAGTTTAGAACTAGTTGTAAAGAGCAGTTAGCTTATTTTGATAATGTCTATTTTTCTTATTACTGTGAAATTCCCAATAACTTTCAGATTATGAAAGGCGATACGTGGATTGCTACTACTGGTGAAAGACCTCAAACAGATTTACATATTTGCTTAGGTAAAGTGGCTTATCCAATAGATTGGAAAATACTAGAAATGCCTAGAATAGATTTTCCTGTAGCACTACAATTTCAAATAGGTGAGCTAGATGTTATTCAAACAAGAGAAGATGTAAAGTACACTCCTAAAACTAAAGAAGCTATTTATGCAAAACTCATAGAGTTTGAAACAGAGCTTAGAAGAAGATGGGCTGAGTCTTCTAAAGAATGTAGTACTATTGAAGAGTTTTATGAAAAAAGAGGCCAAGTACCTACTTTATCTTTTGCTGCAGACAGCATTAAGCTGAACTTAAAACATAATGGACTATTTACTATTGAAGATAATGGTTATTATTTTAAGCCTTTTAAAGATGTAGGAATAACTGCTAATATGCTACCTAAAGAATATACTAGCTTATTCTTTGACTTTTATACAAGCGGACAGTTTTCTGCTAGATTTCAAAAGTATAATGGTGATGCAGGTGTGTTATTGACAAAAGGAAATAGAAGTCCTTATCAATTAGTTTTAAGAGTTTCACAAGACCACGACCCTCGTAAAAGTAAGTTTATCAAGCACTCTTTTAAAAAAGATGTTCTATTCTTTATTAGAAAGAAAACTAGGTTGTATTTAAAAAGCTACGTAAGTGTATTAAAGCTAAAACTTGTACCTAAAGACCAATGGAGAACTATCATTACTGCTTATCAAAAGATAATTCAAAAAGAAGTTATTGCTAAAACTACTAGTTATGATAAAGTAGAGATTAGTAAAGAGTGGTTAGAGTCTCAGAAAAAGACAAGAGTAACAAGAGATAACACAGAGATTCAAGTTAAAACTTCTAAGTTTTACTTTAATAGTTCTGACTCTAAAAACACAGAGAAAAGAAAAGTAGCCGACTTTTTAGGCAGTAACAGAACTTTGTTCTTTCTTAACTCTAATGATGCTACACTTGAAGTTAATAGAAATATGAGGCTTGTATATCTTACTTATAAGGCTCTTACAAAAACTCCAGATAAATTCTTACAGTACTGTGAAGTGGCTCCAACTAATTTAAAAAAATTAAAAAATGTAAAAAATCAAGTTACTATGGAAAGTTTCTTATCAGAAGAAAATAGAATATTCCGAAGAATGGTTAGTATGGTTAAACTTTACAAAAATCATTCAGAATCATTTATTAAATTAAAAAGATTGCTAAACGATACAGACAGAGTAAAACTACTTAAGAGATTAAGTCCTACTGTAACTAAAGATTTAGAGTCAATAACACATACTTTTTTACAGTTTAATAAATTAATGGAAGCGGAAAATAGGATTTATGGTGCAGATAAGTTTTTACAAGATACTTGTTATAAAATGGCTTTACAAAACAATAGTTTTGATTTAAAATTAGAAGAGAACTTTTTTAAGATATTAAGGTATTCAGAAGAGTTAACTATTATTGATTATTTAGATACTTCAGGACACAGATTCCAGTCAAAATTTAATAATATTGTAGAGTTTGTTGCAGAAACACTTTACTTACAAAATAGATTCAAGACTAAGCATAAATTTCCTCTAAATATTCACTATAAAATCTATTTCAATAGTAAATTTAAACATTGTAAATGCTAACAAGATGAATGTAGACCATTATGATAGATTTGGTAATCTAATAGAAATAGGTGATACTATTCTTAGACCTATATGGGCAAGATTATTAGAAGAAAAAGTAGTAAGAATAACTGATAAAGGGATTTATGTAGATGCTTGGCAATATGTGTATAATCACTCATTAAAAAAAGTAGAAACATTGCCTCATGTAAAAAGAATATGTGTTGAAGGTTATCAACCAGAAATTAACTTTATTAATGTAACAAAACTAAACAATAATTTAAACAAGAAGTATGATTAAAGCAATGAGAGTAGGTAATACTATAGTTTGTACTATAGGCTCTAAAATGTACCAAAAAGTTTGTAGCACTACAGAAGAGATTCTAGGTTTGTACGAAAAGGCATTAAATACTAACGAAAGTGATGCTTTAGAAGTACAAAGTTTAGTAGCTTGTTTTGAAGTAGCTCAAACTATGAAAGAAAAGCAATTTGAATCAGAGAAAGCGGCTGAAGAGAAAGAAGCACTAAACCAAAAGAATCTTATCGAGTGGATGGATAGTATTAGAGATTTAGGAGATGAGCATTTTGAAGTAATAGGCATTAAGTTGTATATGAAAGGTATTAATATTACTGTGCCTGAGTTTCTAGCATTAGAATTTGCTGAACGTAGAGAGAACCAAGAAGATTTATCAGCAATGATGAATTTTTGGAGACTATGTGCGTTGAATCCTGATCCAAGATGTAGAGAAGATTTGTATAAATTCTTAATTAACAACGATTTAACTTTAACTCCTAGCGGTTACTTTGTAGCTTATAGAAATGTTAATGTTAAAAACGAAGGTTTACGAGAAAGAAACGAATTTGTTGCAGAACAATGGTTAAAAATTAAAACTCAAAAAAGAGGTCCTAAAAACTTTGTAGTAGTTAAGAATAATGAAGACCAAGAATTTGAGTTAATGCATCAAGATAAATGGGAAGTTGTTGAAGATGATACTTTTGAAGTAGATAATGGTTACGAAGATGAAGAAGACGGTGAATGGATATCAGAATTAGAAGAGTATGATTTGTATGAGTACCACGGTAACTTACAAGATTTGTATGTAGAATTTGTAAACTTAGAAGCAAGTGAACAAACTGTTTATACAGATGGTTACACAGGTCGTATGGAAATTATCTTGGGACAGCCTGTTAAGATTGACAGAAAACAATGTGATGCAGACCCAGATAGAACTTGTTCTAGAGGTTTACACGCAGCCAATAGTAGTTGGCTTACTTCAGGGTATTTTGGCTCAGTAGGCTTAGCAGTATTGATTAATCCAATGCACGTAATTGCCGTTCCTTATACAGACGGAGGCAAATTAAGATGTTGTGAGTATTTACCAATTGCTACTATTGAATACGATGATAATGGCAAAGTAATTCCAATTGACACTAATACTTTTGAGTTAGAGTATGCAGAGTACACACAAGAAGAGTTGGAAGACTTGATTGAAAATACTCCACTAGAATCTTTAAAGGAACACGAAATTATTCCTAAAGAAATTAGTATGTATGCTTTTAAGAAAACTATTCAAGACTTAAGAAATACTTTATGTCAATTGACTGAAATAGTATCTAACAGAGTTAAAAACGTATAACGATGGTAAGTGAAATAAAGCTGGAATTTCCTGAATTTATTACACATATACCACAAAATAAATCTACTTGGGTTAAAATAGGTTATAATAAAATCCATGCTTCCGTGCATTTTACAACAAGAGCAGCCCTAGTGGCTGCTATGCACGGTTATATTGAGAAAAATATACCTGAAAATTTAACTATACAAACACCAATAGAGACTAAATTAGTGATATATGCTCCCTTAAATTATGGAAGTATGAAGATGGTAGTTGATAAAACTACTAAGAAGAGACGGACAAGTTGGTCTCCAGCAAGCAAAGATTATAAACCTAATTGGGATATAGGAAACTTAGCTTTAGTATGGTTAAAATGCTTAGACGATGTATTAAT